ATGAAACACACACTTCCCACGCTCTGCACGGCCCTTTTGCTTGCCGGCTGCGAGATGACGACATCGTCTGTCGGCTACTCATACGGCCTTGAGCCCATTCCCGGCAGCATCACCTATGGCGGCCAGCCGCGTACGAAACTCACCAAGGCGCCGGTCGGCAGCATCGTGCCGCACCAGTTCATCGGTCCGTTCGGTCGTCGCGTTTACGAGACCTATGTGATCGAGCCGGATCGCTCGCTGCGGCTGGTCAGCCGGCGTTATCGGGATTTCCTTCTCTTCGACGACGACGACTGACCCGAAAGCAGACGTTCGAACCGGGCGTCGAGGGATAGATTTCCGACGGCACCGCGGCGTTCGCAGACCGCCGGCGCCCACACATACAAAGCTACGCTGCCCTGAGCAGCATGATTGCCCGTCTCGCCACATCGGCGAAGGTGACGCCGAGTGCCGCGCCGCCGATGCCTATGACGCCGAGCGCGCCCATGCCTATCAGCTTCCATTTGCGGACGTCTTCGGTCACCGGCTTCATCTCGGCGATCTCGTCTTTGACGAGCGTCATCGATCCCTCGAGCGTTCCAACGCGTTCGACGAGTTCGACCATGCGCCGGTTGATCGACGCCCGCCCGGCATCGGACCTGTCCTCGGACCGGCGGAAGTCCTCCCGCAGATTTTTCACCTCGGCAATCAGCGTCCCGAGCTGTTGGTGAACCGTGGCGTCAACCATCCTGGCGCTCCCCATGTCTCACGCATTCACTCTTGGCCCAGACGGACGCGGCGCAGAGGCCGACGACCGTCCGGTCTATCCTGCGCTGGTCTGCCGCCGTCGCACCGCGAGCCCCGACGAGGTCAGTGCCGACCACTTCGCGCAGGCCGCTGACATTTGCCGGCCCCGAAGTTCCACAGCCCGCCAGAAGCAGAGCAGGCATCATAGTCAAGGCGCTTCGCATCGGCGCTATTCGCTGCTTCATTGTTTTGCCTTTCGATTGAGTTGCGGACCGCTTGCGCACCATCCTCGCGAATTTGCAGCACGACCCAACAGAGGGCGGCCAGCACAAGCGTGCCGCCCAGTAGCCTGCCCCAGGGAGAACTCATCGCCCAAGCCCTATGGCTACCCGAACCGCCGGCATGGATGAAATTGCGTAAATTGCAAAGCCGACGATCGTCATCAGGATGGCGAGTTGTACGCGCCAGTCGAGCGCCACGAGGTTCAATTCCTTGAGCGCTGTGATGATGGTTCCACCGGCGGTCAACAGCCATGTCCAGAACCGCCCGGAACGGGCAACCGGCTTGCGCCGCAACTCGGGTCTCACCGTCGAGGACAGCACGTCCCCCGCCGATCCTGACGCCGCATCCGAGGAGCGAGAGGCAGCGAGCACCTCCTGGAGCACCGCTTCGAGCTTTCCAGGTTTCACCAGCGCCCTGTTGAGCCCGTCTCCGGCATAGTAGGACTGCCCGCGCTTCACCCGCCGCCACTCGCCTTCGCTCTCGGCAAGCACGGGAAGCGATGCCCATTCCATCGCCAGCCGCCGGCCGAACTCGCTCAGACTGATTTCGCCAGAAACGAAGCTTTCGAAGCCCCTGCGGTTCAGGAGATGAAGTCCCAAACTATCCTGCAAAGCGGGATCAAAGATCTGCTCCTCGTTGAGCCCCGGAATTTCCCTCAGGAGGCCAAGCAACGTCGCGCGCATGAATTGATAGCCGCCGGCGGCACTCGACCCATGCGCCCTCGACCACGTCTTCTGGGCCGCAATCACCTCGCCAAGCGTCATGGTGGTCAACGGTTTCGCCAAGGCATTCTGCTTGTGGGCATAAATCACATCATAGGAGGCGCGGTCACTGCTGCCGACTTCCGCTTCGCGGATGAAGCCGAGCAGAAGCGCCGCGCCGTGAGGCATGGTGTTGGTCATGTGGTTACCTTTGCTGCTGGGGAAAAGGATGATCGATCCCTTGGGAATTGAGAGTGGCGTATTCTCTTTCCGCGCTACTTGCTGTAGGGATGCCTCTTGTTGAGGCGGGGCATCTTTTCGTGGACAGGGTCCTTGTTACAGGAGCAAGCGGCTTTCTCGGCGGGCACATCCCACAGTTTATCTCGGAAGCCGAGGCTTCAGTGCATGCCTTGGGGCGGGCGCCATGACCGGGGCAACCGGATGTCGTGGGTGATGCTGGTGCGGATGTGTCCTGTTGCGGGTGGTGGCAACATTCTGTATGAGCAACACAATTCCAATCCCGAGACAATATAAATGGCGAAAACTAAAGTCGTGGTCGTCTTTCCCGTTTACAATGGCGAAAGAACCCTCAGCAGCAGTCTACAGTGCATCGCTGATCAGACATTTATAGATTTCGAAGCGATTATTCTCGATAATAAATCGACAGACGACACACTCCGCGTCGCTGAGCAATTTTGCAAAATGGATAGTCGTTTCTCCATTGTCCGAACAGAACAGCATGTGAGTGCGCCGGAGAATTTCGCTCGCGCTGTCCAAATCGGTGCAGCGCGTGGCGATTATTTCTGTCTGCGTGCATGTGATGACCATTCTTCTTTAGATTTCTTAGCGTGTCTGGTCGAGGCACTTGATCGCGACCCCACGAAATTACTTGCGGCGTGCTCGACAAAACTGGTTGGGCCGAACGGAAATCGAATCAAATCCCCAGATGATGCTATTTTTGGTTTCACCAAAGCGTATGTGTCCGGGCGCGTACCAAGAAACCTTACGTTTCCGGCAGAATGGATTTACGGGCTCTATAGGACCAGCGCGAAAGACATGCTGATGGCACGCTGGTTCGAACTGGGAAATCCTTGGTGTCTCGCATCCTATGTCGTATCAGAGCTTGTTGTTCGTGATTTGGTGGCGTACGTGCCCGGACCAACATACGACTTCACCGAAGGGTCCGGATCAGAGCAACGTTATGGAGCAAAGAGTCTCCGTGAAAAATTCAATCAACGCTTGAGCTATACTTTAGGATGCTACAAGTTAAGGAGGAAACTTCCAAAGGTTAGTTTCATCACAAGATTGAAGTTCTTGAGGATGTGCTGGAACGATGCGCGGCGAAAGACGCGTTACAAGATTTTTTGGATTTTTTAACAATACATCCTCTGACCAAAGCTTTTGGCTTCCAGCAGAGTATCATTGATCACCTGCAATACGGCAATTGAGGTTATCGCTCGGTCGTGCAGCAACGGTGGAAGGTCCCGACAACTTTGAGCTGCGCACAATTGCTGACAGCACATTGCAAGAGCGCGCGTTAAAGATCGAGCGCGACAGTCCACATCGCATCGATTTGCATGTCGGTTAAGCCGAGCGCCCGACCGACCATTGTTGTCAGCGGATGCAATCGGCTGAACGAGGTAGCATATTCCCACTCAATTTGCGCCCGATCCTTTTCTTGGCCGTCCGGCATCGCGTCAATGGCAGCCGTCACTTGGGTCGGAGAAATCCCTGCGTCGACGAGTCCGAGACGCAATTGCCGCGCCGAAAGCGAAAGCATGGAAGCGCGTATCTGTTCTGCCGCCGGCGGTGTGTGAGACTGGATTGGGAAATTCGGATTTTCGGCGAGCCACTTGCGAATGATAGGGTTCAAACCGAAGGTATCATCGGGTCTTGACAGATATTCGCCGTCGTAAGTTTGTCCGCTCATGTCGGTCAGGTTGATCGAGAGCTCGTAAACTTCCGGCTCCGCCGTCGCAAAGATCGCATGGACCTCATTGAGCGTCATTCTACAGTGCGTAGTGCTAGTCATGTCTATGCGGTCCTTTGAATGATAAGCCAATCAGACGTAGCGACAATCCCCCGCACACGCCAAGTACCTGAAAGCGCTGTGCCTGCCCCGGAATAGCCGCTTTGAACGTAAGCGTTGGTGCTGTACAAACAGGGGATAACTGAAGCTTGCCGCGCGGGGTTGGAGCCGTTCTGCGCCATCGTGAGGATTGTCCCGATCGGGAAGCTGGTATTAGTGGAGGACGTTCCGGTGTAAACCTCCGCTGCTATAAACCCCAACGCATGGGTATGGCTCGTCCCGCTGACAGAATTCGTCGTCGAGTTGGTGATGTCGGATGGCGTGCCCAGCGTCAGCGTGCGGTTTGCCGAAATCGCGCCGCCGCCGGTCAGGCCGCTGCCGGCGATCACCTGTATTGCATTGCTTGCAGGCGTGTAACCATAGAGCGCGTTGACATCGGCAGCAGCGAGATTTCCGGAATGCCAGACTGTGTTATGCGCCGCCACGGAGCTGTCGTAGAATTTCAGCGCGTCGATGCTGTTCACATTCGATAGGTACAGATAGTCTCCGGTCAAGTCATTCGCAACGCGAAGACCGTCACCATTCGCCGTGCCGTCGCGGTGCTGAATGTAGCCCTGGCGAGCCGTCGCCTTCCAGAAACCTACATAGGGGTCGCCCGTCGCCGAGCCGATGAGTTTGATGGCTTCGCTATCCGTAGTTACGGCGATCTGGGTGAAATCGACATAGGCGCCATCGAGTCGAGCTGAGGGTATCGTACCGGTCGTGAGATTCGACGCGCTGTTGGCGCCAAGCGTCACGCGCGCCGCAGCGGCATCCGCATCGTTGAGCACCGTCTGCGCAAAAGCTGAAACTCCGAGCGTCGTAAGTGCGGCGCCGGCGGTCGCATCATCCAGCAGTGTCCGTGCAAATGGCGTCAAAGCCGTCGTCGCATATGCGTCCGACGCGGTCGTGTAGATCATCTTGTCCGCGCTCGTTGCAAGACCAGCAATCGAAGCGAGCGCCGCGCTTGCGGCTTGAGCACCAAGTGCTGTACGCGCCGCGCTGGCGCTTGTGGCGCCCGTTCCGCCTGCGGTAACCGGCCGCGCGGCATTGGCGTCGGCGGTGAGGTCGTCGATCAGCGCGTTATAGGGCACGCTCTGGATCGTCGTGTTCGGCACCCCCTTGGTGCCGGCGGGTGGGGAATAGACTCCGCCTGTTCTTGGCAAGATAGCCTCCATGAAAAAGGCCTCCGAATGGGAGGCCGCTTAGCGATTGGAACGATGATTTGGGCGGACTGCCGCCCGTCACCTCCGCGAGACCAAATTGCGCGTCAGGCCGGATGCGCGTCTTGCCGCGATGCCTCTACTTCCGCCCCTCCCCCGCCGCGAAAAGCCGGCCGTAATCCACCCGGCGCATGCCGTCCGGCCCGCGGCTCACCACGTCCGGGTGGGTCTTTTCCACCTCCTGCGCCATCACGCCGATATGCTTCGGCCCGCCGGCGGGCTCGTCCTTGTAGCGGAACTCGTAGAGATTGTGCCCCTTGAGCCTGCCGACCTTCTCGACGTTCTTCTTGGCGCGGCGATCGGACTTCGGAAGGAAGCCCAGCAGAGAATCGAGCAGATTGCCGCCCGCCTGCTGCCGGGCGTTATAGGACGCCATCTGGTTCTGATAGTTCTGCTGCACCAGCCCGGCATAATCGACCGGCTGGATGCTCTGCCCCTGCGTCGGAACGAAATTCGGGTTCGTCACCTGGGCGCCGGAAAGCAGCGCAGAGATCTCGTTGATCGGCTGGTTGCGCTGCGCATATTGCTCGTTGAGATAGTTGGAACGCGCGGTGTTCTGCGCGTTGATCCGTGCTTGCTCCGCGTTGAAGCTCTGGTCTTTCAGCGCATTGTTGGCGGCCGTCACAGACTGGCTGTTCTGGTGCATCTGCTGTCTGGCATTGTTGCCGAAATCGGCGTTCTGCAGCGCCTGGCCGTAGGCCTGCGCTTGTGCCGCATTCTCGAAGCTCGCCTTCTGGCCGGCGAGATTGGCGAGCCGCGTCTGCTCCTGGCCGGCGTTCAGCACGGCGGCGATGCGTGCGTCGTTCGACGTCCGGTTCGCCTCGTCGATCGCCCTGTTGTAGGCTTCCGATCCCGGCTGAAGACCCTGGTTGGCGAGCCGCGTTTCCAGCGCCGAGCGGTCGCGCGCGAGTTGCGGGTTGAGCCTGGCCATCAGCGCATTCTCGTATTTCGACGTATCGAAGTCAGCCTCGTAGCTGCGGGTGATGTTGCCGGCATTGCCGACCGAGGTCTGAAGTTCGGGACCGCTGGAAAACTGCTGGTATTGCGGCAAGGCGAGCTTCGAAGGGTCGCCGGCGGCCGGGGCCTTCGAAATGTCCATCGGCTTGCCGAGCAGATCGTTCAGCCGGCTCGACTGCGCGGTGGCGAGCGTCGCGAGATTGAGGTTCGCCGAATCGTTCTGATCCTTTATCTTCTGCTGCATCTCCGAAAGCTTCTGGGTCGCCGTCGCCACGGGCAGATCATAGGCGTTCCCGCTCAGCGGATCGGTCCATTTTTGCGTCGTGTAGCTGTAGCTGAGGCTGCCGTCCGGCGTCACCTGGTTGACATTGCCCATGTAGCCGTTGGCAACCGCCGTGCCGACATTGGTCGCGGTCTGCGCCGCCGCCGTCGCCTTCGGATCCGGGGGAGTGGGCGCTTTCGATTTTCCCATAGAGCACCTATCGTTGATTGACGGGATGCGCCCGCCAGTCGTTGTCTGTCAGGGTGAAGATGATTTCCGCCTCCTCCCGCCCGCGAAGGCGGGGAATGCGGTGGCTCGTGAACCCGAAGCGCCGGGCGATCCCGACCATGCCGGCGTTCTCCTCCGAGACGCGCAGCACCGCCAGCTGGCAGCCGATCTCGTCGAAGGCATAATCGAACATGGCCTTCAGCACCGGCCGCGTCAGCCAGCGTTTGCTTGTGGCGGCGGCCGAAAGCTCGATCACGCCCGCTTCGGGTGAATAGTTGTGATAGACGACGCCGGCGACGAGCCTGCCCTCCTCCGTCACGCCGAGCGTGGTGAAGTCGGCAAAGCCTCTCTCGCAGCCGTCGATATGGGCGGCGACGAAGCCGGCGATCGCGTCGTTCTTCGCGGGGTCGCCCGCCCCGCCCCAGATGATGTTCACGCGCTCGCCTCCCCGGCCGCGACCTGCAGTGTGGCGAGGTCCACTTCGATGTCGAGTTTCACCGCGCCGCCGGAGGTGATGACGCAGCCGATCGCCAGCATGTCGCCGCTCGCGCGCACGTTCTGGCGGAAATCGTAGCGTAGCGCCTGCGATACGCCGTCCCAGCGCGCCACGTCCCAAAGGCCGACGTCCCATTCCGGAGAGGCCGTGTCGCCTTCCGTCACTCGATCAAACGGCGGCGCGGTCCGGTCGAAGTCGGCGCGGGCGAAGAGCTGCACTTTGGGCCGGATCTTGGCGCGAAAGTACATATGCGCCATTGTCGCCGCCGTCCGCTGGCCGAATTGCCCGGCCGGCGTGAACTGCGACAGATAGGTGGCCGCAAAGGCCAGCCCATCGTCGGTGCCGCCCGTGTCGCCTTGCCAGCAATAGCCCTCGCGCGAGCCGAAGAAGAGCCCGCCTTGCAGCGTCTCGAAGCAGTTGGCCCGCCAGTTGCTGATCGTCGCCCATCGCCCGCTCAAGACATTCAACACGAAAGTCGTGTCGCTGACGACGCTGTTGTCCGGAAAGGCGACGAAGACCAGGTTCTGCTCTACCCATGGCTTCAGCGTCCAGCCTGAGCCGGTTGCGTTCGCCGCTAGCCTCCAGTCGTCCTCTATCGGCCGTGAAATCGACACCTGGCTGAGTGCGGCACGATCGCGCTGAAACACCTGCGACATCGGCGTCAGCCCGTCCGACGTCGCAATCAGCACGTCACCGCCGACGCGGATCCAAGCATTTTTCCCAAGCGGCTTGCCGATCTGGTACACGCCCTTCAATGCGAAATCGCTGGCGCCCGAAGGATCCGAGCCGGCATAGACGGCGATCTCCCCTTCCGTCGAGACGAAGACGCAGAGATCGGAAAGGCCATCGCCGCTTTCGAGCGACCAGGAAAAGCCAGTGAGCAGCGAACCGCCTTTCTTCATCACGCCGCCGAGCGGAAACACGGCCGCAGCCCCGCCGATGGCGTTTACCGGCAGATAGTAAACGTCGAGCGTCGCGTTCTTGAGGAAGAACTCGCGGTTCTTGAACAGCCAGCCGTGGTTGAGCTGTGCCATGGTCGTGCTGTCGGAAAAGGTAATCGTCGGCGTCGTCGTCCAGACGCTGCCGTCATAGATGCGTCGCGTGTCGGCCCCGTTCAGGCAGACCAGAAAAGAGCCGCCGGCTGTGGTGTGCTGGAACGCGCACCAGTCGCCACCGTTCAGCCCGCTGACCGCCGCCGCCGTCGTCGCCGGTGGGGCTGCCGGCGCGGTCATATTGTGGATCGCGCTGGTCGTCGCCATGAACAGCTTTTCGTTGCTGCCGAACTTGTATTTGAAGGCGCTGCGGATGGCGCCCCCATCGGCAGCGAGTCCAACCTTCCGGGAGCCCCCGCGGATCCTGCAGCCGGCAAGCGTCGGCAGGAAGTTCACCAGCACCGTGGCCGAGCCCGGTGTCTGCGAGGCCATGTCAGCGGTCGTCACCAGTCCGCCTTTCGGCGCCGGGAAGGTCAGCGGCTTCGAGATCTGGAGTCGGCCGATGCTCGCCGGCCCGCGGTTGGTCTGCGGCAGGCGGCCGGGGCGAATAGTTGTCATGATGACCCCCTGTCCGCATTGATCTCCTGCAGGAGATCCGCCTCGAACTCGGCGAGGTTGTCCTCGAAAGCTAGCCCCTTCTGCCGCTTCCAGCGCCAGATCAGCCCTTTCTTCAGCAGCCGTTCGGGAAAAAGCGTCGTGTCGTCGTCGGCCCGGAACGTATCGCGCTCTTCGTAAGGGTCGCCGAGCACCCAGTTCTTCGAGAGATAGTCGATCGTCGCGCCGGCGGCCGTGGCGGCCGGCGAGAAGAGCATCTCCTTGCCGCGGAGGTGGCAATAGGGCTCCCCCGAGGCAACGCCGACGATCACGGCCCATTGCGCACCGTTGGTGACCGTCCGGAAGAAGCGGCCGTCCGACGCTTGCACCGCACCTCCGGGTGCCAGCCTCTGGTAGTCGGCGGGCAGGATCTCCGGCGACGCCGAGACGGCATGCGTCTTCAGCATCCGTTTCCAGTCGACGCGCCGCGCGATCTCGGCGCCCGCTTCCTCGGCCAACGCCACCATCGCCTGCGCGTTCGGATCGTTCATTCCGTAGACGCTGTCGAACCGATCAAGCGAAACGATGTCCGCGACTTCGTTGATTACGCTCAGCAGCGTCATGGCGTCAGCCCTCCGATGACGATTTCGCCATTGCCCCAGCGCAGGCGTTCGTCGGCAAGCCCGAGCCCGGCCATCGCCTGGCGTTTCAGCGTCTCGGCCGCGCCCGCCTTGGCGGCGTCGCGCTCCCAGACGGCGATCTCCTCGACGACCGCGTAGAGATAGACGTCCGGCGCCTTTTCGATCAGCCAGTTGCTCGGCGCCGTGGGAGTGAGCGGTGGAATCTTCGCGTAGTAGGTCAGGTAGAGATTCTCGCCGCCCTTCTGCCGCACCTGGATCGCACTGCCGACGATCGCGTAGCCAATCGACGCACCGCCGGAGGTGACGTGACCGCTCAGTTCCTGCAATGCCAGCGCCCGCAGCGCACGATGATCGGAGCCAAGCACCTGCCGCGCCTCCAGGAAATCGGCAGGCAGGGTGCCCTCGCCTTCGGCAAGCGGCATCGTCATCGTCTTCTCCATGTCGGCGACGCGCAGGACGCGGCTGAGTTTGAGTTCGGCAAGCGCGAGGAAGCGCGGGAAAAGATGGGCGACGTCATCGCGGCCGGAATAGTCGCCGGCATCGACGAGGAGCGACGCATAGTCGGATATTGTCATAGGTGTCCCTCGAAGCTGCGCCAGGCGCGATTGTCGCCGTCGTTGAGCCACCGCTTCACATAGCGGTCGTCGCCTTCGGAATGGGCTCGCACCAGGTTTTCGGAATGCGCGAGGTGGAGCGGGATCGAGGCGACTTTGGTCCACTCGCCGAAAGCATTGCCGGCGGTCGCATGGCGGGTGAATTCGTTCTGTCGGACGAGGTTTTCGACCGGATAGTCCGTCCGCCAATGGGTTCTGTTGCCGTCCTCCATCACCCAGACGGAGCGACCGGTGTGAAAATCGTAATCGAAGAGCTTCCAGTCGCCGTCGCGTACAATCATCCTTCGTCACCTGGAAGAGGATCGTTGCGCTCGGCTTTGCCCTGTGCGATCAGGATCTTTGCCGCCTTGACTGGCAAATCGAGTTCGGTGCCGGCTGGAATCCGTTCCTCGTCAATCGCCCAGGTATCATAGAGAAGCCTGACGGGTACCGTGGTCGTCTTTGTGTCTGCCATTCATTTCTCCCGAAAACAGGGACCGACGCGCAGTCGGTGCGCTTGAGCCGAAACTTGGAACCCGGGCTAGCTTGCGGAGCTCAATCCGAAGAGGTCGGCGGCAACGCCAAGACCCCGCTCGTTGTGTACCTTCAGGGTGCCCTCGCCGATGATGACGCCCTTGTCGGCATCGCCGGTCTTGGCGACGTCGCGGTCCTCCTGGATCTGGCGCAGCCACAGGAAGGAGAGCATGTCGGTGTCGATGAAGAAGGCGTTGCGGGCGACCGCGCCGTTCACCGCCTGTACCCGGTTCGGGTGGATCATCACCGTGCCGAACGGGCCCTCGTAGTAGTCGGCCGTCGCGACGATGGTGTTGCGCTCGCCGCCCTGCGACACCGCGTACCGGAAAGGCGCGACGTTGCTGTCGGACATGAAGGTGACGAAGACGGATTTGACATAGGGAGAGACAGAGACGTGACGGAAGTTGGCACCGTTCTGGTAGCCCTGCTGCATTACGGAATCGAGGATCGCCTTGGTGAAGGCACGCTGCGTGCCGTCGGTCGGCGCCACGGTCAGACCGGTGCCGATGTTGAAGCCGTCATTGGCGCCGCCGGCGCCCCTGGAAGCGTTGCTGACGATCCAGGTGCTGAGCGATCCGAATTCACGCGTACTGCCGGCGACCGTTGCGTTCGTGTCGATGATCGCGAACTCCACGTCCTTCCGAATTTCGACGCCCTTCTTCAGCTTCTGGTACTTGCGCTTCTGCACGTTGCCGGCCTCCGCCGTCACCTCCTGCGTCGCGGAGATGATCCAGTCCTTGCGCATGATCTGGGTATAGTTGCCGAGCCTTGTCGGCGGGGTGATTGCGCCGAAGGCGTATTCCTCGCCCTCCTCGCGAATATTGGCGCCGGGCGCGGCCAGTTCGTCCGTCTCCCATTCCGGGTGATAGGTCGTGCACTTGCCCTTCTCGATCAGCGAATAGATCGGTGTGTCTTCCGGGGTGATGCGCGACACCACATCGGAAAGCTCCTCGCGATTGCCGACGGCCTGCGTCGTCTGAAATGTATTGGTTAGAACTGCCATTTCCTGATCCTTCTATGATGATGAGACGCACCGGCCGCTCGGCCGAGGAGGCGCGGAAGCCGATTTTTGATGGGTTGCCTTTGCCGTGGGTAGCCGTTCTCGCATCCGCTACCCTCCGTCACGCAAGGGGGGCGCGGTCCACCCAGGTCTTCCTGTCGCTATTCGAAATCGACCGCCATCGCGTCGCGGATCGACCCGCTTCTCGCGAGCCGCCGCATTGCCTCGCGACTTTCACGCTGCTGGCGCTGTGCTTGGTTCTTCGCCTTCATCCGCGGCGCCGTGGCCGGTGCCACGGCCACCTTCTGCAAGGCCTTTGCCCTCGCTCGTTCCGCAAGAAGCCCGAGCCTGGCATAATGCGCGAGCTTGAAGAGTCGGTGGTCGACGACCTCGCGAACCTCCTCGTCGGAAAAGCCGAGTTCCCTCGCCGCCTCGAAAGCGTCTGCGAAGAAGGCTTGCCGCCCTTCATCCTGCCCGGTCTGCGGAAAGGCCACGAGGAGCTTGGCGTTCTCTGCCTCCAGCCTATCTTCACTCGCAGCGGCTTGAAGCTCCGCCGCAACGGCTGCCGATCCTTCGCCCAGCGCCATTACCCGCGCAAGCTGCTCCAGCCCCGCCTGGTGTACCGCCCACTGTCGCTGATAGGCCTCCGGATCGTGGAGCTTCAGCTCCTCCGGCGGCTCCGCGGGGATCTCGGCCGCGATCAGTTCCGCAACCGTGTTGGCCGTAGCCGCGACCCGGCTGCTCATGCTTTCGAGCATCCGCTCGCGGTTGGCGAGATCCTGAGTCTTGTGCCGGTAGTCGCGGTCACGCATGTAGCCGAGCTTCAATTCCTCGAGCGGAATTGCTTCCCCGCCCTCGAGCGTCACGATGATGTTCTCGGTTTCATCGGTTGCCTCCTCCTCGTCAGGAAAGATTGGCTCATCGCCTTCCCCGGCAGGATCATCCGGCTGGTGAACGTCGTCTATGGTCTCGCGGTCCCGGGCTTCTTCGTCCTCATCTGGCAGTTTGGCCTCGTGCGGCTCCCGGAAGTCGAGCTTGTCGAAGCTTGCGGGATCATGCGAGCCGACAACGGTTTTGCTCCCGCGGGTAGGCGGGTTGGCACTATCGTTCATCATGGAAAGACCTCTTGAGAGAATTTCGGCGTGCAAGTGCCGCTTTCGCGCTTTCCCACACCGTGAAATTCGCGAAGTTTCAGAATGCTGCACCGATTTCATGAATCAGTTTGGCAATAAGGCGCTTGAGGGCGGCCGGCCTGCCGCCCAATGTACCTCGCTTCACACCGGCGCGTTCGCGCCTTCGGCCTTGGCTTGCTCCGTCAGGAACTTCAGCTTTGCGCAGAAATTGCGGACCGCCCGCGCTTCGGCCGCGAAGGCGGCCCGCGCTTCGTGGTCCGTGAGTTTCGCGTTGATACAGCCGTTGATAGCCGCCGCCTCCAACTCCTGCATCAATCGCTCGAACAGCGGATTGTCGAGAAGCGCCCGCGCCGCCGCCTGTTTTTCCTCTGGCTTCATCTCAGTGCCCTTCTTGCGAGCCGACCGACCCACCGAGCAGCGCACACGACAGGATTGCTTTTTGTCTGGAGTTTTTACCGACTGCTCGGGAGGGGGTCGTGCAGGCACCCTCGGCTGCGCGGGATGCGAGCCGGATAGAAGCGGCATCGATTTGCCGAAGATGAGTGGGTATGCCCCGAAGACGACCAGCCGCCGCCGGGCAGCTTTTAGTCGCGCTCGGGAGAAAGCTGCGTTCCCATCGTCGTAACGCCTACATCCGGCGTGCCGTCGGTTGCCCAGCAGGAGCATGGCTCACCGGCGGGACCGGTGCCATAGGGGCAAACCTGAGCCGGCGTCGAGCATTGTCGGGGGCTTGGCTTGGCTGCCGTTTTGGTTGCCGCTTGGACCTTGCCCGACGCGCGTGCGGACACCGCTGGCGTAGCCGATTCGCTGCAAGACGAAAGGATGAGCGGAAGCGTGGCAAGGAACAAGCAGAGGTAGCGAACGTTTTTCATGCCATAGCCATATTCTGAGGCGCGGCAGGTTTCAACCCTCCAACTTCTCATCCCGATAGTCCTCCGATATCGACCGCCGTGACCGGCTCGCCGCTCACTGCCTCCGCCATATTCTGCTGTCGTTTCAGGTTCAGTTCGGCGTCGATCTGGTATCGCCTCAGCGCGCCTTTCTGCTGAAGCTCTGCAAGCTTCAGCTCGCGCTCGATTTCCAGCCTCCGCCGGTCGGTTTCGGCCGAAAGCCGCGCCTTCTCGGCCTCGACCTGAACCCGCATCTGCAATTTCTGCATCTCCGGGTTCGGCTGCTCGGCCCCGGCCTGCATCCGCCGCTGGATCTCCTCGGGCGTCGGCTTGGTGAAATAGAGATCGGGCGATTTCAGCCCCGCCGCCTCCACCGATTTGGCGATACCGTTGTAGAGGTTGTCCGGCGAGACATAGGGATTGTCCGGCCCGAGCGTCATCAAGAGCTTCTCCTGCAATTGCTGGATCATCTGAATCATCATCATGTCGCGCTCGCGCGTGCCGGCGCCGAGCCCGGTATTGACCGTCGCATCCATCTCGGCGTTCCAGTGGCGCGGGTCGAAGGTCACCCATTGGCCGCGCAGGCGAACCGCGCGCGGCCGGTCCTGGTGCTTGATGACGAGCCGTAACAATCCGCGAAAAACGCGCCTTAGCCCCTGTGCGAAGGTGCGCACCATCAGTTCCGTTTGGCCGATGCCCGCCTGTTCGATCAGTGCCGTCGCGCGCGCCGTCATGTTCTGAAGCGCGTCCGGCGCCAGCCCGCTCGACGCATCCGAAATCCCGGTGCGGTCGGTCGCCTCCTGGTCGAGATAGGAGAGCATAGCGAAGGATTCCTTGGCGACGAAGGGCACCATGGTGTAGCCGAGCACGGCACGCGCATCGATCCCTTGGCTGATGCGGATCGGTTGGCCGAACTTCGGGTTGAGCACCGCTTCAGGGTTGGCGATCGCCCCCTCCTGGACGATCGGCTGCTGGTTGTTCTGCCAGTAGAGATTGTCGAGCGTCTGGCGCATCAGCACGGTTTTCACCCGCTGGATCTCCGCCATGTCGTCGGTGACCGAGCCGCCCTCGCGCTGGTGCGGCCGCCGCTCGACGATCAGATCGGCGAAGGGCACCTCGTCCCATTCGTCGTTGGAGAGCAGGTGCTCCTCGCCTGTGCCGCCGGCAAAGACCAGCCGGCGCAGTTCCGCGATGCCGTCGTCGTCAGCGTCCACCTTCACGTAGAGCTCGTAGTAATCCACCTCCTCCAGCGCCTTCGGCACCGCATCACGCGCCTCGAAGGCACCGCGCCGGCGGGTGAACTCCTCGTCGTCGCGGCCGCTGTCGCTCGTCGAGGCGGGCAGTCCTTCAATCAGGTCGCGGTCGTAGCCCATCGCGATCAGGTCGGAGCGGCGCATGCGCGTGGCAATGCCGGTGATCGGGCTGTCCCCGATCGAGATCGCATCCGGATGGATCAGGAATTCCTCGAGCGGAACCGCCGCCAGCCGTGGCATCCCCCGCTCCGCGCGCCGTCTGATCTTGACACCATAGCTGGGCTGATCGATCACGCCCTGCGGCGTTTCCACCTTTTCGATCGTCCGCGATTGCTCCAGCACTTCGACTTCGTCGTCGCCGACGAGTTGAACGAGCGCCGCCTCGTCGAGACCGGTATGGGTCGAGACGGCCACCGACGTGTGCTTCTCATACCACCAGCGGATCACGCCATTCCGGAGCTTCAGCGCGTCATGTGCCGCGTCCTGCACGGCGTCGTAACCGTCGCTTTCGGGAAAGACGACATAGTTGATGTAGTCGGTCGCTTGGCTTGCCGCGGCCTCGTCGCCCTCGTTGACAGGCGCATATTCCACCACTTTGTCGTTGCCGAGAATCGTGCGGATCAGCGAAGGCAGCACCTTCTTGATCGCCGCGCACGTCGCGCGAGACCACCTTGGATCGGTTCGCATCCGTCGGCACGTCCTTCATCGTGCCGTCGTAGTATTCCATTGCCTTGATGCGCTCGATCGCGAGTTCGTCGCGATAGTTTTCGCAGTCCTTCACCAGCTCGGTGACAAGGGCGCACAGGCGTTCATCGGTCATTGCGGCCATCAGAGAACCTTTCGGGCGGTGAAATTCCAGTTGGTGTTGCCGTTGTTCGCTCTCGCGTATCGCTTCATCATCAGCGCGTAGCGCGAGGCGGAGATCAGGTCGTCGCGTTCCTTGACGATCCGGCCGTCCTTGCGGTGATAGAGGCGGAATTCCTCGAACCATTCCGTACAGATGGAAAACACCTTCCAGCGGCCGGTCTGCATCCGCTGCAGCATGTCGGAGAGCCCCGCCTCGACCCCATTGGTGCCGTCGTCGAAGGTCGCCCGCTCGCTAAGAAGCGCCAGTCCCTGCGCGCGATATTGCGCCGCAAGCTGCTCGCCGCTTCCCTTGTCGTGCTGCAGGCCGTCATGCGGCCAGGCGAAGGGAAGCCAGGCGCCCCAAGGTTTCAGCGCCGCGGCGTGGATGATCGGCGTCGCCTCCCGCTCCCGATAGATCCTGGTCACGTAGAAGACGTCGGCGTCGCGATCCCAGGCGCAGCCGGCAGAAGCGAAAGGGTGGTCCCAGCCGAAGTCGAGCCCGCCAATCTGCACCCAATGTTTCGGGACATCGAAAGGATCGACGCGAATGCTTTCTTCCGTCACCGGAAAGATCCGGCCCGAGCCGAGTGCCGGGACGCCCTTGGTGCGGGCCTCCCGCTCGTGTGCGGGATAGCTCGAGATGATCCGCTGCCGCTCCTCGGCCGTATAGTGTTCCGCATCCTCGATCGTCATGTTGATGACCTCGCGATCCGGCGACTTTTCCATCAGATATCGCGTCACAACGCTGCTCAGGCCCTTGAGCGGCGTGAAGGTCACGGCAATAGAGCCACGCGTTGCGTTGGTGCGGGTGATGCCCTCGAAATAGACATCCTCCGGCGGCTCTTCGTCGAACCAGACAAAATCGACCGTGTTCGCCTGCCATTTGCCGCGCCCCTGCTCATAGGCCTTGAAGAGCAGCGTCGAAACGCCGCCGGCGACATGCCGGACCGTCACGCTGTCGAGTGCCCCGGAGGCGCCGGAGCGCCGGCTGGTGGCATTGATCGCCGCCTTCGGAATGAAGCCTGTGCCCCAGTCCTCCTCGGTAAGCGGCGGCCCGACGAGTAGCCGCTGCACGCCGTCGCGCGTCAGTTCGTAGGACTCCGAACCGGCGAGCATGACAATCGGCTTGTCGAAGCGTCTTCCTTGCCACCAACCGGGATACCGCCCGGTCAGATGCATAGCTGCTTCTGCCGCTCCGGCCAGGGTCTTGCCGAGCTGATTGCCGGCCATGAACAGCCGCTCTCGATAGCTGGCACCCGCCGCATGAAATTCCCGTTGCTTTGCGTAGGGCCGATAACGCGCCAGAATGTCGGTCCGCCGACGCCGGTCGAGCTCCGCCATGAGCATGACCTGCTCTTTCAGCAACGCCGAGATCTCAAGCGTAGGCGCCCCGGATGTGCTCGGTGGTGTCATCCGCGGGGAGGTCCTGTTTTCTGGACAAGCGCGAGCAGCAGTAGAGGCCGGCCGATGATGTCGGCGCTGGACTGCGATGGAATAAGTTCAATAATGGGTCAGGCGATTATGCCCGTTGATTACTCGGGCGCCGACCAGGAGACGCAATCATGATCGAAGGCCATTGTCATTGCAGGTCGGTCCGCATCGTCGTACCGGTCCGCCCCGAGACGCTTGGGGACTGCAATTGTTCGCTCTGTAGTCGGCTCGGCGCGCTCTGGGGCTATTACACCCCGAGCGAGGTTACGGTAAGTGACGAGAACAAGCGCCTCGTCGGCTATGTCCAGGGTGACAAGTCGCTGACTGCATTCCATTGCAGCAACTGCGGCTGTACCACTCACTGGTCGCCGATTGGTCGCGGTTCGACAAAGATGGGCGTGAACTTGCGGATGTTCGACCGCGCTGTGTGGGAAGATATCCCGCACCGCCTGATCGATGGGGTGAGTTGGTGAAGCCGGCGGGTGCCTCCGGGGGCTCCCGCCGAGCGTCATATCCTGCCCATCAACAACAGAACCAACAGCACTACGACAAGCACTCCAAGGAGTCCGGAAGGGCCATAACCCCAGCTGGCCGAATAGGGCCAGGCCGGAACGGCGCCGATCAGGAGCAGGATCAGAATAATGAGAAGGACAGTTCCAAGCATATCGCGATCCTCCGCTGCACGACTCGCTGCTCTGGCAACTAAATCATGCAGCAATGTAAGTTACTGCAGCGTTTTTATCGCGTCTTAGAGAACGAGGGCGCTGCAAACTGCATTCACATCCTATCGAATGCCGAAAGGTCTCGGTTGGTTCCGTTTTCGATATCGGCCGGAACGTCCGGAGCGAATGACGGATGTGCCGAAGGGAACAGCATGCAAGCTGCAAAGGCGTTTTTATCAGCTCGTTCTCAGCAGTTGGAGAACATGCTAAAATTCCACCGGCAACAGGGGGGAAACCAAATGCCACGTATTGCAAATCTCTATTTCAAAACAGCCATTATCTTCTTGATCCTGGGCATTTCGATCGGCCTGCATATGTCCATCGCCGGGGACCACAGTGCCACCGGTGCGCATGCTCATGCCAACTTGCTGGGCTGGGTAACGATGGCGATCTTCGGCGGCTATCACGCACTCAATCCGCAAAAGGCGGCAAGACGCCTGGCGATGATCCAGTACGCCGTCTACACCTTCGGCGTGGCCGTCCTGATCCCGTCGCTCTACCTGATGCTCTCGGGCAATGCCGCAATGGAACCGGTTGTCGCCATTTCGTCGCTCATCGCCTTTGCAGGCGTTCTCCTGTTCGCCGTGATCATCTTCTCGAGCAGCGAACCGGCTGTGGCAACCGCACCTTCGCCGGCGCGCTGAGCCATTCTCTGGAAATGGGGAAGGCGGTCGGCTCTCGCCCCGGTCATACTGTGTCCTGAGCGCTCGCCACCTGCCCATCACCGTCGTCCTCGGGCTTGACCCGCGGACGCAAACTTAAGCCACCAGCGCGCGCCGGCCGTCCTGGCCGCCGCGAGCGGGTTTTCTTTGGTTCGAGCAACGGCCGGATGACCGCATCCAGCGCGCGGATCCGCTCGATCAGCTCCTCATCGGACAGGCCATCCATGCACCCGGGAGCGGTGTTCATAACCTTTGGCAGGATCGATGAGACGAGCTTCAGGTAGGCCTCCGGCTTCTCCTCGCGGATGCGCGCGACCACAGCGGCACCATGCGCCCCGAAATCCGCTTGCACCGCGTCCAGGAATGTGCCGCCCAAACGGCCGCGGCCGTCCCTCACCCGCAGTGCCGGAACCCCATCCTCGTTGATATCCTCGGCCTCGCGCACCGTGCTTTCATCGTCCAGCATTGATCGGTCCTTCTGTTCACGTATCAGGCGCTCGCAGGGTCATTGGGCGCGCGGCGTGTGTATAGCCGCAATCGCAATCCATGATTGCACCGGAATCGCGATTCAGATTGAATCCGAGACGCGACCGGCTGCGACCCCGCGGCCCGACATTGGTAGATCGAAACATGCGTTCTGTATTTCCGTCAGCTTTTCTCATTGCCGCTTCACTTTCGCCCGCGTTCGCGGCGGGCCAGAGCGGCGAACCGCGCTACCTTTTTAAGGCTTGGCAACAGCTATCGCCTCAGTGTCTACGCCGATCCGGACGATCCCGCCCCTTGGTGTGTCTTCGCCGACAAGGTGGAAACAGCCTTCATTAATGGCGGAAATCCGCACGCCGAGCTTCTCTACTATCGACTACCCACCGGCCGCGTCGAATTCGGCACCATTTACATCGCGTTGGAAGATCTGCGGTAAACGCCGTCGCTCAACCCAACACCGGCTCCACGCCTGTAAGCACAACCCAACACGAATGATAGCAGCCGTGCGTCTGCTGCCGTCGTGCTCTCTTTTGTCGGATCTGAACAGCGCACCTCTAAGCTTTCCATATAGGCTCTTGCTTCCGCCGGACTCATGCATCCAGGCCTCGGGGCAAGCAGGGTATGTCTCTCGGCTTTGCCCGCGACCTCACTCCGACAATCCGGAGCGGCCGGCGATGCCGTCACGCTCGCATGCCATGCCGTTGTCGGCGTTGCATCGTGCGAGCATGGGGTCGACGCGTCGTGCCTCCGAGCCCCTTGCGGGTTCAGATCGACGCGAAGGCGCATCGCCGGCCGCATACAGCGCCGCGGCGTCGTGAGACGCGCAGGCCGCCGTAAGCCATGAAAGGAGAAACTGCAAAAGCCGCCGGTGATCATCGGGGCCTCGCTTAATCAGAGCTGTCTGTGCGGAAACCGGAGCAGCCGACTTGAGGACAAAATTCCTATCGTTGGTTTATGGAATACTCCACCTGCCCTCATCACGCAAGCGCCGCGCATAGACTGGAAGGTCAAATTCCCGTTTAGCCACAGATTTGTGCGAGCGGTCTGCACGGCGGAACCCATCACGTCTGTGGAAACTGTTATACAAACGTATATTATAAACTTCTTGCATAATACATTAGGCTCTGTTTCAATCCTCAAAGGGTTGATGCAGAAGGGCTGGGCCTAGATCTTTTGAAGGATGCTTTAAACCGGATAATACCACCCGATAGCCCGGCATTGCACAATTTGCGGATGCTGGGCTCATGCTCGCGCCGGGCGCGCCGTATTATGATCTGAGTGCCGGCAGTCAGCACCATTTAAGCTGACGGCCTTATTTAAACAGACTGCCAAAAACGCGGTGCGAACCGCATCTATTTTAGAACCTAAACATATTACCCGCGTCCCGGCCGCGCCGGGAACCAGAAAGGCCCCCACGCATTGCCTTCGCGGGAGAAGGAGTTGATCACATGCGCAATCATTGGATCTATGTCGCCATCGGATTTGTCGCCGGCGCTGCATTGTTTCTCTCCACCGCCTGGCAGCGCACGCCGCCGGTCCAGGAAGTCACCCTCAAGCTCGAAAAAACCAGCCGCCTGCAAGCCCCCTCCATCCAGACCTCGTTCGTAATGGAGCGCTTCGGCCCTGCCAAGGCGATAGAATAGCAACTCGACAGCTCCCTCGACCTCTCACCCCTTGCCTTTCGTCAGCGGATGAGCAAGGTACTCGCGCCGAGCCATTCGGCCGACACGAGAAGCGAGGGAGTCTGCCTTGAATTCTGACAAGAAGGCCGCTGCGACGATAACGGTCGAAAAGCGGATGAATGGCCGCTGGGCCTTCGTGCTCACCTATCGCGGCGTGACCTACCCTGCCCAAGGCCAATTTGGCAGCCAGCTTCAGGCGCAAGCCGCGGCCCAGGCCGCGATGAAGCTGCTTGAGAAGCGGGGCTGAAACGATCCGGACCCGCCGGTTTGCCTTCCGTGGTCAGTCGTAGGGCGAGTTGCACTGACGGCGGCGGCCGTTGAACGGCTGATAGCTATTGTCGTCCAGGCGATACGAGGCATAGCGCTCGAGACACCAGCGCAGATGGGCATTCAAGTCGAGGCGAATCTCGCGGCGCGGCTCCAGCACGCGCGACCCGGGTCTCCCCGGCAGAGGCCCGCCAACCGTCGCCCCTGGGCCTACTCCGATGTCCGGCCTTCGTCCCTGGTAGCGCGAGCCATAACTCGGATACCGTGGCAGGATAAATTCCCGGTATTGTCGTTCGTTAAAAAGCTCATGCTTGGTCATGCCCCCGCAGGCGCCCCCGATGCATGTCTGTGCCTCCGTCGGCACAGCACTCACCAGCGTGCTCGCAAGCGACAAAGCGATGATCGATGGTGTTTTCACTGGCTCGCTATCTTCTCGCGCAACAGTGCTGCGCGTGTGTCTTTAAGAGATCGCGCGAAGCGCGTCGTCACTCATCTTAGCAGGGTATCAACCGCACTGCGCTTCAATTTCTCGCGCCAGTAGCACCGAAAACGGCAGATCGCCTGCCCGCCTCTTTCCCGAGGCGGGCAACGACAATGGCGGGGACTTCGGCTACAGCTTGCTCACAGATAAGGTGAAACGCAGAGTCGACGCGGGCCGTAGTAGGGCTGATACGTGTTGTCGTATGCCCTATACGATCGATAGCGCGAATAGCACCACCGCGTATGGGCACTGCCCCCGGCATAGTACGCCGGTGGAGCATAGTATGGCCGGGGTGCGTAGTATCGGGGCTGTGCTAGCAGCCCGCCGATGATTGCGCCTGCCGCAAAACCGCCGAGGGCTGCACCGAAATCGTCATCGCGATCGCGGTAGCGACGATGGCGGTAATACCCACCTCGGTTCCGATACGAGCCGTACCTCGGCCAGCGGTCGCGGTCCCGCCCGCGAAAACAGGGATATCGGCATCCGCGCCCTTTGAATTGTTCACCCCGTTCGTAGGAAAACTGCACCCGCTGAACATCGGCGGTCTCCGCCCTTATCGTGGGCATTGTGGGAAACGCCTCTGCGGGCGGCGGAACGCTGCTCATCGCCGTCGCCAGCGACAGGGCAATGATTGCTAGCCTTTTCATTGCCTACACCTTTCGTAGGATATTAATCCCTTCAAAAGAGAGAATGGCCGAATTCTGTTTTTGTGCCAGCACTTAGAGACTGATCACGAAGTATTGATCGCGTTAGGCCAAGCGCTTGGCCGGCTGGTTGCAGCTCACCCTCTGCCAGCCAAACTGTTATAGGATATTTTTCCTACCGGTGATTAAATGAATACTCTCTCTCACCGTAGTCGCGCAAGCCCTTATCGAAGACAAGAGCGTTCAAGCCACGCTTCAGCCACAGCAATTGTGCCTCGGGCATCATCCGCAAGCCCTCATAGTCCATGACGCAGACATTGAAGACCGTGGTCTTGACCTGCCGCCCCTCGTCGCATCCGAGCAACAGGCCTTCGAGCCGCATCATTCTTTCCGTCGCTCGGTTGATTTGATGGTGCCGTTCCCCGTTCGTCTCGGGGGGATGCCCGTGCACCCGATCGATCGCCTGGGCGCGTACGCTCGGAAAAGGAATGCCAGTAAGGTGATAGTATCGCGCCATCACGGCCGCGTAGTCGTCGCCCGCCTCCCGCTGCGCTTCCGTGATCCGCCCATCCAGGAACAGGCGCCCAAGCGTATAGCCGGCAAAGTTGCTGCTCGTTGCTAGCCCGTGCATGCGCTTCCGCGCCGCGAGCGCCACGGCCATGACCTCCTTCTCGCTCTCGCGCTTCGACCAGTCCGGCTTGATCTTGCCGCAGGCGAAGCGCTCGGCATTCATTTTGCGCGGACGTCCGAGTTGGGCTTTGCGCTTTGCGCGGAGCTTCTGGGCTTTGCTCATCATGTTTATCCTTTCGACAATGGAGGGAGAAAAATGGCAGCGGTTTTCCGCCTCTGCCGGCTCGCGCCGTCGCGCGGCCGGCGAGGCATCAGCTTGCGCCGTGGTTGGCAGAACGAAACTGTCCTGAGCGGACGCGCGTTAAGGCACCCGGCCTTTCACCGCGGCAAGTACGGTCGTGTGATCGCGGTGGAAAATGCGACCGATCCGAGGCAGCGATAGATCCCTTCGTTTCTCGTAGACCGCGCGCATACAAGCGTGCCGGGGCTCGACCAGCCGACGATCGCGCCGGACGCTGATGACGTCCGCCCAGGTCACCCCCGGAAAGTCCACAAGCACGGCGGCCACGATCTCCTCGATCGTGGCTCGGTCGTCCTCCGGCTCCTCGTCGCCTCCCTCCGCTCGCCGACCGGAAAGCAGCGTTTGCGCCTGCGCGAGCAACCGCGCCTCCGCATCGGCCAGGTCGTCCTCAAGTGCAACGATCCGGCGTGTTTTTGCGACATTCTCCGCGGCGAGTTCAGCTACTTGCGCCTCGAGTTCGGCAATTGCCGCCGATCGGCCTGCCTCTCTCATCGCGCCGACCAGCCGCTCGCGAACGTCACGATAGTGCCGATGTTGCCTTGCGAGTTGCGAATTCGTCATACATCCCTCCCCGCTGCAGTCCCGAGCGCCGCTTGACGTTCCTCCCCGCTCCGATCCCCGGCCTCCGCAGAAACACGCGGCCACTTCAAGAGCATACGTAGGAACCAAGTCCCGCAGGGCCAGACTCGGTCGCTCCTTCTACGCTCCCATTCAGCCCGTTGCTCGATCGCACGTTGGGCGATTGCGTCCTTTCCTTCGGAGATCGGATATGGATGGTTCATAGGCGCTCGTCTCCCTTGCTGACTCACCCATAAATGCCATCATGCATGTTGCAATGTCAACATGATTGATGTTATGCGTGTTGCTATGTTCCATGTTATGAATGAAAAAGCTGAACGACTGCGGCGGGCGCGCATCAAGGCGGGATACCGCTTTGCCTCCGATGCGGCGAACGCCCTTGGCATCGTCGCCTCGACCTATCGCGCCCACGAGAATGGCCAGAACGAATTTGAGTTTGCCGAGGCCAAGATCTACGCGCGCAAGTTTAATGTCGATCCTGTTTGGCTCATGGGTGACGCAGCGGGCGCAGAGATCAGCGCTCCGATCCCAGTCCCCGAGCCGGGAGTGGTCGACCCACCGAACGCTGGCCCTCCCACCAAGGTGGTCGGACGGGGGAAGAAAATCCCTGTCTTCGGCCAAGCCGTCGGCGGTGTAGATGGTGAGTTTCTGATGAATGGTACTGTGTTGTATGAAGTCCTGGCGCCGCCCATTCTCTCGGAAATTACTGGCGCTTACGCGGTGTCAATATCTGGGGATTCCATGTATCCGCGATACGAGGACGGCGAAGTTTGCTTCGTCGACCCCGAACGCCGCGTGAGGAAGGGCGACTATGTGATCGCGCAGATCCGCTTGGAAGAGGGCGGCGCCCTGCTCGCCTACGTGAAGAAATTCGTCCGGCACAACAGTTCCGAACTGGTGCTTGAGCAGTTCAATCCCCAGAAAGAATTGCGCTTCGAGGCGCACACAGTACACTCCGTCCACTACATCGCTCTAGCCGGCAACGCCTGAAGACCTCGTCAGGAGGTACCACATCCCAAAGAACATCTTGGGCATGCCCTGCCATTGCCTGCCGTTTCGAAACCGGAGCACACGACTCCTTCCGTGATACACGCATCAACACGATTCGTGTTGACACTAAACATGTTGAGTGTCATGTTGTAGGGGCGACACACACCGCAGCCGCGGCGGGGACGCTGCCGGCTTGAGAAAACGAGGGACCCACGGATGTCCATACCAGTCATAAAATCCAATCTACACGGTCACGTGGAAGAACTCTTCTCGGCCGATCTCCTGTTATCGAGCGACGCTGAAAACCAGACGGCGCTGAAGACATTTCTCTCCTCCACCTACTCCAGTCTCGCCTCGCTGGCTTGGCATCTCGGCGCCGACGGTGACGTTTTTCAGCGCGAAGCCGTACCCGCGTCCGAAATCACCGACGATGCCTACTTCGAAAGAAATCTCGAGCACGAGTTTGCTGGCGCGCGAGACGATCAATCGCAGAATTCCCACGGAACACACAACCATCGCCAGCAGTTCGGGGGATCCTTGTGATGCGCGCCGAGACCTATGCCGTCGTCAATCTCGCTGCCTTGAACCTCATCGAGGCGGTAAGCGCCGCCTATTATGTCACGGAGGAGGAAGTTGCGGCCCGCCACGAGTTCCGTGCTCACGAGATGCTGAAGAAAATCGCGGCATCATTGGGTTACCAAGTGGCCACGGTTGTCTCCAGCGGGAAACCCGGAGAAGATCCGGATGGCAGCCCTCCCTCTACCCATCGTGGCTTGAGGCTCGTGTCCAACGCATGCGTCGAATGACTGGTATACAGTTATCCGACCTCCAAATTCGCGGCTGGAGCAAATATGACCGGCGCAGTCTCGGAAAGATCTTACGAACCTCTGGGCCCGGGGGACCTTCGAATGATCGCCTCTGTCGCTATGCGCAGCCTTCGCGCTGTTTTTGATCGCGCACCAGTGGCCGGCCTTTATCGCAAGCGTCTGCTCCTGCTGGCCCTCGCCCAAGGGAGCGCGCTCCACTATCTCAATGGAAAAAACGGCATAAAGGACGTCGACGTTTGGGCGTTCTTCGAGGCCGGTCCTGCAAAGCCGTTTCCGCATCGGAAACGATGGTGCACCGACCTCGGTCCGTCACGTTTCGGCAAGCATCCCGACGATGCCGGTTATTCCGGCCGCCGCCTCGATCTCATGGGGCGATCGATCGATGTGGTCAGCGGCGAAAACCCCGAGGACGCTGTGCGGCGATGGTTGGCTTCCGATGCGAAATCGGCCGTCGCTCTACGGCAGAAGCCGGTATTCTGCCTGTTTCCAGAGTGTTCCTTCGGCAAACGGATCAACTGATCCCTACAAGGAATTGCGGTTGTCGTCGAATTGATTCGATTTCAAGAAACATGCGTCGGTGTAACACCTGTACCCGCACTCTTTCGCGGGAGCCTGTGCCACTCAGTCGTCATCGGGAGGGCACGGCCATTTGGACGGCGCCGTAAGGCCAGCGGGAAGTTTCGTTGCAGCATCGCCGCAAGCGAGATCGACTTGGTCCTGAGTAAGACCCTTCGCAGCCGAAAGGTCCAGCCCCTCGATCCTCGTCAGGAACAGGAAGGCCCGGTCGAAGTCGAGTGGCCCTTCGAAAAGGGCGCCGCTCAAGTTGGCGCGCGAGAGATTGGCCACGGAAAAACGCGTTCCAGTCAAAACGGCCTTGCCGAAATTGGCGCGGCCGAGTTCGGCCTTTTCGAAGTCGGCCCCCGTCAGCCGCGCGCCGGTGAAATCGGCGCGCTGCAGCTCGGAACTGACGAATAACGCACCCTCGGCGGAAATACCGGAGAAGTCGCCACGATAGGCCTCGACCCTGGAGAAGTTCGCTTTGTCAGCCTTGGCGCCGGCGAGCGAGGCGCGCACCAACGTGGCCTTCTCCAGATTTGCCGCAGTAAGCTCGGCACCACTCAGGTCCGTGGAGGCAAAATCCGTATCGACCAGATGGCTGCCTTTCAGATCGCTCCCACCGAGCATCAATTGCCTCTTGTTGCACTCCCGCCAGTCCGCCCCCGGTCCCGGCAAGCTCTTGCAATCCGCCGCTGCCGCGCTGCAGGCAAAGCTCGAGGCGATAGCGACAAGACATACAGCCATGGCGCGCCGTTTAAAGCCCTTGCTTAAAGCCGCTCCGTGCTCGGCCAATGTTGGTGCCCACAAGGCCATGTCAGTCCGCCCCCGAGAGGAATGTCCATTTTATTATCCAACGCGCCGGGACGAAAGCCGGCGGTCGCTTCGAATATCTTCTCCGCCGAGCGCTGTCTTCCTACGAAGGAAAATATGACAAGCCAGCGTCTCGACGGGTTGGCAGCACCGTCCGGCCTTTGCCGCTTCCCTATTCCTCAACCGCCTGTATCGCGGAGACCTGCCAGTCGCCGCCTGCCTTGCGCACAAAGGTCCACAATTCCACGGCTTCGGTCGGACGTTCGGCATCGCCACTGACCACTCGGCCGGTCGCGCGGTCGAGCATCACGTCGATGCTTTCGTAGCGCATTGCGACCGTTGCGTAATCGGTGCCGCTCTCGTTCCAGGCCTCGGCGACATCGCCTTGGACAAGGTGAACGTCGCGGACTTCGTTCCTGATGCCCTTCGTCGCGTTCTCGCCGAGCTCTTCGGCGAGATAGGACATGGCCTCCGGCGTCGTCAGCCGCCGCAAGGCCGCGTAATCTTCGGCCGCATAGGCTCCCTGCAACTCCTTCAACATCGCTTCAAACCGGTCGCGGTCGCGTTGCTCGATTCCGATCTCGTCCGTCCGTCCACCCCCGGCGGCCGCAGACGCTGTTGCTGAGGCAGCGGCGGCGCTCGCGCCGAGCCCCTCACCGATCCGCGGCATGCGGAAGGATGCAGGCGCGGTTGCGGATGCGGAAGACTGCGCCGACGGAGATGGCGTCGAATAGGCAGGGCGTTGGCCGCGGCCAAAGAACCGCATCGCCAAGGAAACGACCAGGAAGATCAGGCCAAGCTGCAGCAGCAAACCAAGGAAACCGATGCCACCTCCAAAACCGTGGCCGAGCAGCATGCCGAACAGTCCGCCCATGAGCAGGCCGCCCAGCATCGACCCGCCGAAACTGTTGAAGAAGCCGGGACGGTTTGCCGTCCGGTTCTGCGTCGTCGGGTTGGTCGCGTTCGGTGCATTCTGCCGTGGCGTCATGGTCCGCTCGATCGGCGCGGCCGGGGTCGGCGCGGTGCGCGTTACAGGCGCCGTAGAAAAGGTCCGGCTGCCACGCGAGCCGAAGCCGCCGCCCGCCCGCCGTGCCTCGGCAGCATCAACCACCGTTAACATGACAACAAGGCCAACCGCCATTACCGACAGAACCCGTCCAAAACCGTGCATTTCCATCTCTTCTCTTTTTTACTTCCCGCCGCCCGCGCGCGGCCACGCAAGGCGCATATAGAGTTTATGTCGCGGGAGTTTAAGGGTTTGGGCCGAATTATAAGGAGCCCCAGCGTGCAATGCTGAAGCACTCCCCGGATGTCGCTCGAATTCCCTGAAGTCCTACTGCATGTTTCCTTAAATCGTAGCCGATTCCTGCCAATCGCTGCGTCATCTCTGCTTCGTTGCTTCCCGCGCCCCGTTTTGCTCAAGTGCGAAGGGGATGGGCGCGATGAAACCGAGGTCAAGCAATTGCCTTGATCCGCAAAACCGCACGGAATGCTCGTACGCAAAATCGAATTCGCCGGTTTTCTCCAGGTCGATCAACATCTTGCGGTAGATGGCAGCCCCGTCGAAATACTGCCCGTCGCTTACCGCCTGCTCGATCTTCTCACGGTAGTCTGAAAAGAATTTGAAGTGCAGGAGCACCCCGGAAATCTCCAGGAAGTTTCTCTCGCACGGCAGCGGCTGGTGAATGCTGACGCTGAGACTACAATTCCTGTCCCAGAAGATCAGCGGATATTTGATAAGTTCCAGCACATGCGCAAACTTGCGCTTTCGCGGCCCGCCCGTGATACTTATCGCCCGCTTCGTGTAGGTAAGTTCATAGCCACTGCCGTCAAAATGGTCGGCAATTTCCCAAGGCATGCGATGATCATCGGGGCCGAGGGCGGCTGAGCCGAGCGGCGCGATCGGGTACATGTCGATCATGGGAGCGGCGAGACGCTTTTCGCCCCGCCGTTCGAGTACCCGGATGAGCTTGTCGAGGCGCTGATGCTCAGAATCCTGATAGACCAGAAATTCGTCCGAATCGACATTGAGATACCATCTATCTCCCCCGTAACGATCGAACAAAGCTTCGCGCCACTCGCGACCACGGCGCGCATCGCGGTAACGCAGGGGTGATCTCCACACATCGACGTCCGCTTGCGAGAGCAGGTATTCGCGCGTCCCGTCGGATGAAACGTCATCGACGCAGATGAAACGCGACACGCCAAGCTTCCTGTAATGCGCCAGGAAGGACGGCATCAACTTCAGGTCGTTATGCGTATTGAAAACGAGCGGAATATCAGCCTTGGTGAGAGGTCGATATCCATCTTCGCGGAGGCAAACGATCTCGATCGCGCGTTTCCTTTTGCGCACCCGAGCCGTGAGCTTGTAGGTCTCATAGCGGGTCAGCAACCGGTCCAGAAGACTCCTTTGGTTCCGCTCGGTCCCAGAATGACGAAAAGGATAATCAAGATCGCCCAAAATCCGCTCCAGTCGGCCGCCACGGTACGAGCGTTTATCCATATCGCCCCGACAATTCAACTACACAGGGGGTAGGAGCGTAAGTGGCGCGCTGCCCGCGATCTCAACCTGTCCCATCAAAACGCGAAGGGGTATCGCGCCTCAAGCCTCCGGGTCGCCAGCTTGAAGAAGTTCCTGATCTTTCCGGGTATGTGTTCGCGGCGATCATATGCGTCCAACAAGTGTGCGGATCTGCAATCCTCGTGAAAACGGGCCACCCATTCGTCTGTCAAGTCGTCGCGCTGAACCGCCATCGAGGTCTGGATATTGCCCGGCAGAGGCACCCTCAGGTGTTCGGCAATGCAAGCGATAAACGGAGAAGGGTTCGGCACCAAGTCCTCGTAGACGAACTCTGCGGACTTCGCACCCGTGAGTTCCAGATAGCTCCGCCAGAAACTATAGCTGTCGCGAATATAGAAAAAGCATCTCGCAATCTCTTCAAAATCGTATCGTGGCTCAGTCCGATTTTCGATGTGAGCAGCGAAACTGCGCGTTTGTCTTGCCCTGGCGAAGGAAATTGCTTGGCGCAGCGTGTCTTCACGACGCAGGAAGACGAGCGCCACATCATGAACGGAAAGACAATATTGAATGAAGTCCATTCCGTAGGTTTCGCGCGTGATGAAAAGATGGTTGGGGAATATTTTCAGCCCAAAATTTCCATTATCGGTAGAACTCTTTCTGATGATTTCCTCGAAAAATTCCTCCCACGACAACGAGCTGGTGTCGAGGCGATGGATTTTCGGCGACAGCCATTCGCTTGACCGCCCCATATCTCCCGAATTGTTGATAAGCGAGCCAAGCCAATTCGAGCCGCTTCTCGCCTCGGTCAAAAGTAAATAACCGCGCATAGTTCTCCGTCAGATTCGTCCTGCAACTTCCCAGCCATTGGGTGAGCTAGGGAGAAATATCGGCTTTTTTAGAGCGCCGCTTTGGCGCCCCTGCTACCGGTCTAAACCTCCTCGCCGAGGCTCTTCCAGACGATCCCGGCAATTGCTGCACCGAATAGCGGTGCAATCCAGAACAGCCAAAGTTGGGCAAGCTGCTGTGCCTCTGTTGCGATCGAGGCGAAGCGATCGGTCCAGTCGTAGCCGCCGCGTGAGTATCCACACCCGGCCAGGCTCGATGTGCACGGCGAGCCGATACCTATCCCATTTAACTCGAAGGCCCATCCCGGCCCCTTCGGCGGCAGGTCGACGAGCATTGCGATGCAAGGATCGACGCGCACCGGCATGGGGTCGGGCGGAGGTGCATCAGGTGATTTTTTCGAGGGTGACTTGGCCATGCGCCATTAACACATGAAAAGCGCACCTGTTACCGACTGCCTAATGTGAGCATCTCCCGCAGGGCATCCTCTCGTCTCACGCCTGACTGGAACAGATCAATCAGCCTTTGCGCGAGAATTTCCGCCTCTTCGCTGTCAACCCGGAGCTTTCGAAACTCCAACTCGCAGTCGAAGATTTTCTGAAGCAGGCAGAGGTCATCCGGCCCGACAGGATCCTGGTACGAGTGAACACTGAAAGGATTCATGACGCGACCCTCCTCACTGGGGGCGAAAAGCGCGACGTCCCTTCTGCGCGGGACCCTTTAATCAAGGCCCCTGACGAAGCTAACTGTACACCAAAATTGTGGCAGCCCTGCCACAAACAGATAACGCTGGATTGACTTTCCGGCGCATGAAAACATATCAGCACCCCGGCGCTGTGCGGGCGCTCATCCATGACATGCGGAACCCATCAAGCCTCGAGTCGAGGAGGATTCCCGCATGCCGAAAAGGATCGCCGAGTTCACGCTCCCGCACATGGTTCTGACGTGCAACCAGGGCGGCCTTAAGGGCTACAACGCTCCCACTGATTTTCGGTGCAGCCAATCTCCAGCAAATTGATCACCGCATTCTTCCGCAGAGCGTGGAAGACGATCCGGTTTCCCAGAAGGGCTTGAAGACGATCTGCAACATGTCTGCGCAGATCGTGCAGCACTGGGAGGTGGCTTTGAGAAGCCTCGCGAAGGACGTGATGAAGCTCACGGAATCACGCTGGAGCGAGATTGAGCCGGCCGCTTTTAGGAACAAGAACGGAACGTGGAAACTATTAATCCGGAAATCCCGGATAACATGGAAATTGCGCGATGATTTCAAGAGGCTTTGGTGGGTGATCACGGGCTCGAACCGTGGACCCGCTGATTAAGAGTCACCGGCCACACCAACTTAATCAATGACTTAAACGCTTATAACTCATTGTTTTTATTGGGCTATATATTTTGGTGTGGTTTCGGGTGTTAGGGTGTGTTATAGCGACCTTGCGCGGAAATGCGCGGAAATTTTCCCGAAATCAGCAGGTCCAAACCAAAAATCAGCAGGTCCAAACATGAAGCTCACCGCCGCCTCGATCGCCACACTGCCCCCTCGCAAACTCCCCTATCCCGACAGCCTGCTTCCCGGTCTCGCGCTCTACGTCGGCGCAAAACGCCGCACCTGGCAATTGCGTTACCGGACCGGCGGCGGCGTCCAGAAAACCGACAAACTCGGCTACTTCATTCCAAGCGCGCCGGAAGGCTCGGACAGTCTCGGCCTCGCCGACGCCAGAGCTAAGGCTCGCGAAATTCTCAGTCGTGTCGAGGCGGGCGTGCCGGTCGCCGAGGAGAAGGTCCCGCATCCGAAGACGGGCGGCGAGACCGTCGAGCAATCGCTGGACAAATACGAGAAATACCGCACCCGGCAGGGCGGCAAGATCAAGTCACTGCCGAAAACGATGAAGGCGCTTCGCTCCGCGCTCGCCGACTATGCGTCGTTACCGGTCGCCAACTTCACCCGCCGCGATCTGCGCAAGGCATCCGAAGTGATCGCCGAACGCGGCTCAGTTCATGCCGCCTCGGCATTCCTGCGCTACTCGGGGCCGTGGCTGAAATGGCTCGTCGAACGCGAACTGATCGAAACCAACTTCTCGCGCGACGTCTCAAAGCCAGCCGCAACGAAAAAGCGGAAGCGGGTTTTGACCGACGACGAGATCAGGCGCGTCTGGGCCGCCGCTGGCTCAATGGAAGGCATCCGCCGCAACGCCGCCAAAAACTATGGCCGCGCCGTGCATCTGCTCATGCTGACTGGGCAACGTCTCGACGAGGTGATCAGCCTGAAACACGGCGACATTCTCGATGGTAAATGGCGGCTGAAAGACAAGGACAACAAGAGCGGTCGTGACCATCTCATCACCTTCTCGAAAACGGCGTTGAAGATCATCGGCAGTGGCGAGGCCGACGAACTGGTGTTTCCGGGCGTGCATGAGAAGATTTCCGGCTTTAGTCGCCTGAAACGCGATTTGGACGAGGCTTCCGGCACTAGCAATTGGCGAATTCATGATTTGAGAAGGACGCTTTTCACTCGCCTCGTCGAAGACCTAGAATTCCCCGAAGAGATCGCGCACGCCATTTGCAACCACAAGCAACAAGGGCTTAGCGCCGTCTATAATCAAGCCACGCGTGAGAAGCAGAAGGCGAAGGCATGGGAAGCATGGGACGACCGTTTGCGGGCGATCCTCGCGGCGGAAAAGGTCGTGCCTCTGGCCAAAAGCAAGCGCGCCTGACCGTCGAAAACCGGGACCAACACGAAACCAAGGGGCGGCAGCGCCCCTTTTTTCATGCGCGCCATCACGTATAAATCCAAATCTGCACTAGTATAAATCCAAATCTGCGTTAGCACTCTTGAGCATATAGCAAGTACAAATTTGTATTTGAACAATATAGTTGCACTCATATGTGATTGAGTGTTTTAATGGTCCATGTACCTCTGTGGGCACCATTCACGACGGAGCAGCTTGATGCCTAGTCCTTCGAAACTCCCGCTAGTTGCCGACCAAAAAGTCAAGGTCAGATACGCCGATCTTCTGCGCTTGGGCATCGTCGGTTCGCGCTTCGACCTGCATACCAAGATCAAGAAAGGCCGTTTGCCACCGCCGCACAAGGACGGCGACGACTGGCGCTCGGCTGCATGGTGGTGGGCTGACGAAATAGATGAGGCGCTGGCTCGCGAGCGCGAAATGCTCGACGCCGCCGAATAAAAGGAAACCCGCCACCAGCGATCAGGCAACGGGTCTCAGAGGCTATTATCCACGCCGCGATTATCCCGCAAATGCCTGAAAACGCAAGGTGGCTTCCCTTCGGAGGGAAACCGCGATGCACAGGACTCTCTGAGATGATCGGCGGGATTGACGCCCGCCGCACCGGTCCCCGAGGGGACACATCCCCACATGCGAGTCGATGGTGCCAAAAAGGTACCACCCATCACGGTCCCAACGACGAGGAGGACTGGCGGTGAAAGCCGATGTCATTCCCCCGAAGAAACCTCTACAGGCGCAGCGTTTCGTCTGGCATGATCCTGTTACCATCCCGCGCCGCCAATGCATCTATCCCGATCTCTATTATCGCGGTTTCGCCACTGCCACCGTCGCGCCCGGCGGCATCGGCAAGAGCGGCCTTTGCCTCGTCGAAGCCGTCGCGCTCGCCTCTGGCCGCGATCTCCTGCGCATTGGTTCCCGCTTCCGCACCGACGAGAAATTGCGCGTCTGGTACTGGAACGGCGAAGACCCTTTCGACGAACTGGAACGGCAGGTTCATGCCATTTGCCAGCATTACGGCCTCGGCAAAGACGATATCTATGGGCAGCTTTTCCTCGACAGCGGCCGAACCACGCCGATCAAGCTCGTTACGGCTTCCGGGCGTGAAGGGTTTAGAGTTAACAGCACGGCGCTCAAGGAACTTGAACATACGATCAGCGGCAATGGAATCGATCTCGCGATCTTCGATCCGCTCGCGAACTTCGTCACCGCCAATTCGAATTCCAACGAGGTCATGGGCGCGATCAGCGAAACATGTGCCAACATCGCCAGTCATTGCGATTGCGGCATCGGCATCGTCCACCATCCGCGCAAGACGAACGGCAGCACGGAAATCACCGCCGAGGATGCCAGAGGCGGCGGTGCCTTAATCGCCGGATGCCGTGTTGTCCGCGTCCTGAACCGCATGACGAAGGACGAGGCGGCAAACGCTGGCATTCCCGGCAATGGGCATCGCCGCTATTTCCGCGCCAGCCTCGACAAGATCAACCTGACACCGCCGCGCGACGACATCACCTGGCGCTTCCTCGAGGACGTGGTTCTGCCGAACGGCGACCCGGACGACCTCATCAATCCGGACGGCGATCACGTCCGCGTGGTCGTTCCATGGCGGTGGCCGAACGCCTTCGACGACGTCCAGAGCCGCCACATCATCGCCTTTCAGGATGCGCTCGAACGCGAGGAAACACGCATCCGGTCCGACCAACAGTCCACCGATTGGGTCGGTCATCTGCTCGCTGAAATACTCGACATCGATGCCGGTCGGTTCATCCGCGCCAAGGCGGACCGCAGCGATGCACAGAACGCGGCGCGCAGCCGCTGCGCCGAGATCATCAAGGAATGGATCAAGAGCGGAATACTCATTGAGGAGACCGTGAGAGATGAGAAAAAGAGCCGGGAAATTCCAGTTGTACGCGTCGGCACGCGGTACGCGTAAAAGTTACCCCACCCAAAACGGCAAAGTGGGGAATGGGTGGGGAAACACCACGCGGCGGACCATTACGGGACCAGTCCTCCCACCCGTTTCCCCACCACCCTTATACCCGTTTACGGGTAAGGGTGGGGAAACGCTGGTGGGGTGGTCCTGTTTCGGAGTGGAGACCGCAGACATCCCACCCTGCTCGGGTGGGGTGGAAGTGGGTGGGGATTGAACGGATGACGATCCACCCCGCCGACATCGAGGACGTCGAGGACCTGCGCCGCCAACTCGCCGAGGTTCAGCGCGAGCGGGACGAGGCGATCCGCGAGCGCGACCGGCTGCGGCGGCGGCTGGCGTATGTGCAGATGCAGGTCGGCTTCGCGGTCGACGAGTTGCGATGCGGACGGGTTGATCAAGCGCGGCGACGGCTGGACCGCAAGGGAGTTTCGATGAAGGAACGGCAAAGCCCGAGCCAATGATCCGGGCGAAGGAGGAAAGGCGATGAAGGTAGAGGAGAACTGGCAGCGCATCGAAGCAACGCGGATTGTAAATCGCTGGATTCGTGAGGGCGAAGCTGCTGCGCTCAAAGGGGATTTCGGGCCGGATTGGCTAGTACAACTCGGCGGCACGTTAATCGAACGTGGAAAAATGGGTGCGGAGACCTGCCGCATGCGCCTCGCTCATATCGCCGACGATGCGAGACCAGAACGGGACGCGGAACGAGCGTGGCTTGTCGAGCGGATCGAACAGGAGTTAAGGCAATGAGCGAGCGTCGCCGCATGCTCGACCAGGGTCTCACCGTTGTCGGAACCATGCGCAAGGTCGGCGGCATCCTCGTCGACCATGACCTGATCGCCTATGCGCAGGATCGCGGCCTTGTCGTCCGCATCGATCGCCAGACCGATTGGGGCAATCCCTTCCGGATGACAACAGAGACTGACCGCGATCTCGCCTGCGACCGGTTCGAAAGCTACCTGCGCGCCAATCCCGATCTGCTCGCACGCATCCCGTCACTCAAGGGCAAGTTGCTCTTGTGCTGGTGCCATCCCCGCAGGTGTCACGGCGACACGCTCGCAGCGGTGGCGAATGAAGCAGCAGCTTAAGTGTTGCCGTAGTTCCAGATCAGAACAAGGGAAACACTTATGAGCAGAGGTCACGGCAGGATCGAGCGCGCTATCATCGAACTATTCAAGACCGGTGACACGTGGACCGTCGAAGACCTATGTCGCGCCGCCTTTCCCGGCCTGAACCGGATCGAGCGCAAGCATCGCGTTGCTGCTCGTCGGGCAGCCCATAACGTCGCCGAAGAGTGCGGCGTCGGCACCGTGGAAGGTGGCATTCATTGCGGTCCTGTCCTGCTCTTCGGTCGCATCGGAGCGCCACATGACATCATCAGTCAGGCATGGCGCGCTGCCTTGGATCGTCGCAATGAGAGCGCGAGAGGTGGACGGCCACGCGCAAGACGAATGCGGTTCTCGCGCAACATCATCGATGTATGCGACATCATTGATGTATGACCATGGGGCGGCATGGCGGGGGGGCGGTCTCGACCTGACAGACGGCATCCACGGGACCGGCGGCGCAGGCAAACGCTAAAAATCGGGAAATTGTTGATGGGGGGCTATGTCTATACAAAATTGCCGTTTTTGACCGTCCCGCAACCGGCGCTAACCTCGCCTAATCCGCCGATTTCCGCTAAGAGTCGTTCTATGACACTGGAAACAATCCGCTTCGACATCCAAGACTTCCTCAAGACCCCGGAAGATCAGGCTGGCATTCTCGAAGCCGCCCTTGAAGACGGCGATCCTGATCTGATCGCAACGATCCTCGCCGACATTCGCGAAGCCCAGCGCAGGAATGGCATCGATCCCGACGCACCGAAGGTGACCGGCGCTCTTGGCGACCGGGGTTGATCCTGTCCGTCGCCATGACGGATTCGGTTCCGTGTTTGGTGATGTAGGTTCGTTCACTGGGGATATCCCCAGTGAGGATTTGGTCCATTTCGGCCCGCAACTTGCCGACAAAGCGGTGATCCACTCGACACTGCCGCGCGATCTCGCGATCCGACCAACCGCCCCCCGACAGGTTCGCCCGGTGATCGCGGTTCCGCACTTCGCCCGATAGATTGATCGTCCGGACACAAACGCGCGTCTGCGGCTCGCTATGGCCGAACAAAACGTGATCGCCATTTCAACCCTGAAATAATTTGCAGGCTATGATCCCCTTGCCGTGAGAAAGCCCCCGGCGGGCAAGCGTTGTCGATACCCGACCGCCCCGCCGAAAACGGAGGCGGTTTTTTATGGATCACCAACTTGCCCGCGTCGAGCGCGCGCTTTCCGAGCAGAAACATCTCCTGATCAGCCTCGAACGCCGAGGGCGTAAACGGGCCAAGGCACCGCAGCAAGCGATCATCCGCGCCGCCATCTGCCGCGTTCACGCCTTCCTCGGAAAAACCGAGCCCGACCAGGTGGCGGCCTCGCTCTATCCGAACGACGCCGATGTGTCCCGCGCCCTGAACGATCTCGGCGGACTATTGAAAGCCCGCGCGGCTGCGCCCCCTGCGACTACAGATGACGCTGCATCATGGGGGATCGTGCAACCCGCCTTTGCGGGTGTTCTCGAAGTCCTCGCGCCGCAATCGGTCTATGCGGCGCTTGCCTCGCGTGGGTTGCGGATTTCGCTTGCGGGCGTCTCGTCGGTTCCCGTGCCGCGGCGCGACGATAGCGTGACGCCAACGATGGCCGGTGTCTTTCCCGGCGAAGGCGACCCGATCCCGGTCCGCCGCGTTGGCCTCTCTTCGAACGTCATCCGGCCGTTTATAGCGAAAATCCTGACGATCTTTTCGGCTGAACTCGCCAAGCATTCGAATGTCGAGGCGATCCTGTCCGCGATCATTCGCGAGGACACGGCCGAGGCTCTGGACAGCGTCATGCTTTCGGACGAGGCGGCGACCGCCAACGCGCCCGGCGGCTTGCTTGCCGGCGTCGTGCCTCTGACGCCAACCGGCGGCGGCGGTGCTGCCGCTCTTGCGCGCGATCTCGGTGCGCTTGCCGCCGCCATCGATGCCGACGACCTCGTTTACCTGATGCCGCCCGCCGAGCGCATCCGGGCGCTCACACTCGCGCCGGGCCTGGCCGCCGCAACGATTATCGCCGCACCGACGCTTGCCGCCGGAACCGTCGTTGCCATCGATGCCGCCGCTTTCGTTTCCGGCGAAGGCGACGCGCCTCAGTTCGACATTTCCGACAAGGCGGTCGTGGTCAACGACGACGGCCTGCCGGTTCCGGACTTCGCAACCGCCAGCACGGTTTCGCTGTGGCAGATGCGGCTGCTCGGGCTGCGCATGCTGCAACAGGTCAGTTGGGGTCTGCGGTCCGCCGGGTCGGTCGCTTATACTGAGGCGGTGACATGGTGAGCACGTACAAGGACGATAACGGCGAAGACTACGAGCAGTGGGCCGCGCGGAAACTTCGCGAGATGGACGAGCGCAAGGCACAAGCCGGACTCGAGGCGAGGCTCGCGGCCTTGGCAAGGCGTACCGACAAACGTCTCGAGGAAATCGTCAAGGCCGTCGAACTCGCCTTCGGCGACCTGCGCACCGAGATGCAGGTGCAGCGCACCCTCTATGACGACGAAGCGCAGCGGCTCGCCGACCTCAGGGACACGCATGAGGTGAGAGTCGAGCGGCTGATCCGAAAGGCCGTGAAGGACGAGGCCCGGGCGTTCGGGAATGAAATCCAGAAACTGCGCAACTCGCTCCACTTCCTTGAGGCGCGGGTGAAGGAACTGGAAGCGAGGGCCGCGAAATGAAGGCTGAATGCGAACCGCTCGCCGACGCCATTGCGCGCCATCGGCAGAGCTTTTCCGGCGAAGGCATCTTCGCGCTTGTGACGATGCCGGACGGGACCGGCTTCTATTGCGTCCCGGACGGCGAGCAGATGAGCGCGACAAGGCTTTCCCGAGCCGAGATGCTTGAGAAGCTGATCGAACTTTACGGCTTGTCGGCGTTTCGCGGCAATTGACGGTTTGCGCCGCTGTTCACGCGGGCTCGGCGGCGCATCTGCCGGGGGCGGTCCGGTTCTCCTATTGCCGGGCCGCCTTTCTGGGCAAGCGATCACCATTGGTGATCAAATTCGGAGAAGGTGGTGAGACATGGCAGCCGAAGAAGACACCAGACTGATCCTTGCGATTAGCGCCGATATCGCCAGCCTGAAACGGGCGATGAAGGACGCCGACATCACGGTCAAGCAAACCACCAATGCCGTAAACGACAATTTCAAGAAGGTCGGACCGGCGGCGGATCGGGCGGCGAAGCAAATCACCGCGTCGATGCAGAACGCGACGCGCAACCTCTCCTTTCAGTTTCAGGACGTCACCACGTCGCTCTTGTCCGGCGCGTCGCCGTTTACCGTCATGGCGCAGCAGGCGGCGCAGGCGGGCACCGCCATCGACGATCTGCGCAAGTCGGGCGGGCTCTTGAAGGGCATCGGCTCGTCGCTCGCCAGCCTCATCTCCCCGGCATCGCTCGGCGTCTCGGCGGCAATCCTCGCCTTCGGCTACCTGACACAAGAGGCAATCGAATTCTTCTCGTCGACCGAGGAAGGCAGCGAGGAAGCGAAAAAGGCGATCAAGGCGCAGGCCGACGAACTGACGGCGATCCGCGACCGCTGGAAGGACATCAATCCCGAGGTGGCGACCTACATCGACCAGTTGCTCGAAGCGACGAACCAGACGCAGAAGCTCGCCGACAAGCAGGCGCTCCTCGACAAGGCGTGGGAACCGGTGCGCGGCCTCGTCGACGAGGTCGACCAGGCGCTCCTCGACCTGACTTTGAAGCTGGACAATCTCGGGCAACTGGACGCGATCCGCGAACTGCAGAAGGCGCAAAGGGCATGGCGCGCCGAGATCGATGCCGGTCGACCAGGTCTCGACGAGTTGAAGCGGCTGCAGGACCTCATCACTCAGGCGGCGACGCTGACCGGCATTTCGGTCGACGACCTCACCGGCAAGATCGACAGCCGGTTGACGCCAGCCCTGAAAAGGGCGGCGCAAGAGGCCGAGGGCATCAGGAAGTCATTCATCGACATGCGGCCGCCGCCCTTCGCGCCGCCGTCGATGACGCCCATTCCCGGACAGGGCGGGCCGGTCGCGGGCACCATCGAACGGCAGAATGAAATCTTCCGTCGCGAGCAGATGATCAAGCGGGGCGAGGAAGACGCGAAGGCATATCGCACCGGCCTCTTGGACTATCTCGCCAAGGACAAGCCGCTGTCGCACATCACCGAACTCGAACCGGAATTCCAGAACCGGTTGGCGCAATTCCTCGCGGCGGCGGGCGAGCAGGCGGGCAGGATCACCATCACCAGTGGCGCGCGCTCCATCGAGCGACAGGCGCAGCTGTGGCAGCAGGCTTTGCAGAAATACGGCTCACCGGAAGCGGCGCGCAAATGGGTCGCGCCGCCGGGCCGCTCGCAGCACAACGTCGGACGCGCCGCCGATTTGCAGTTCGAGTCGGATGCTGTCCGGGAATGGGCGCACGCCAATGCCGAGGCTTACGGGCTTGTCTTCCGGCTTGAGAACGAGGCGTGGCACGTCGAGCTCAGGCGCGAGGGGCAGCGCGAGCGCAAGAAGAAATCGCTGCAGGACGTTGTGCTGTCGGAGAAGCAGGCCGTCGAATTGCAGCAGGAGATCAACCGCATCAACGCTGATGCGACGCTTTCCGACGAGCAGCGCGCCATTGCCATCGACAAGTTGACGATGTCGACGAAACTGCTGCATCAGGCCGAGGCCGAGGGGATCGCCATTACACCGCAGGTGCGCGCCGAGATCGAGCGCACGGCGACGGCCTACGCGACGACCGAGGCGGCACAGCGGCGGCTCACTGCCGCTAGGCGGGAAGATACCGCCCGGACCGAGGAGCAGATGCGGCAGCAGCGGGAACTGGCCGAGGCGGTCGCTTCCACCGCCAAGACGGCATTTTCCGGTTTCGTCAACGATCTGAGGAACGGCGTCTCGGCGGGCGAAGCCTTCCGCAACATGCTGGACCGCGTCATCGACGGAATGATCAACATGGCAATCGAGGCGATATTCGCCAAGAACGCGCTCGGTGGCCTCTTCGGTGGCGGTTTTGGCGGCGGGCAGGCGGCAATTGCATTCGGCGGCGGTGCCGGTCTCTACCACGGCGGCGGCGACGTCCGGTCAACCGCGCCGCTTCGCCGGGTCTCGCCTGCCGTCTTTGCGGGTGCGCCGAGGCTGCATAGCGGACTCCTGCCGGACGAATTCCCGGCGATCCTGCAAAGAGGTGAACTCGTCATTCCGAAGGCGGCTCGGCGCGGCAGCGGTCCGGGAATGGTCGACAATTCGCAGGTCCATTTCGGCAATATCAAAGTCGATGTTCAAACCGGCATGGTCGTCGCCTCGTCCGAGGATGGCAGGCAGATTGGCGAACGGATCAACTCGGCGGTTCGATCCGTCCTCGTCGCCGAGTCGCGACCGGGCGGACTGTTGCGGAAGGTGCCGTCGTGAACATGTTTAGCGGCTAAAGAAGTTATTACCGCATGCGGCAATATTGCCCTTTGATTCCACTGCAAGAATTTCCCGACGTCGGGAAGTTTTCAAGCTGAAAGCAAAGGTGGGGGCACCCCTACTTTTGCTTCACCGCCCCGCCCGTGGCGCGCATCCCGGCGCGAACCGTTGCTGCGGCGGATCGGCATTCGGGAAGGTCTCGCCATAGAAGCGCTTGATCGAGTTGACCACCCGGAATGACGGCGACTTGGCATCGCCGAGCATGATCCGCGTGATCGCGCTCGCGCCGACATTCGCACCCTCGGCAATCGCTTTGCGCGACATTCCGGTCTCTTCCAATCGGCGAATCATTGAGGCAATTTCGGCGACATCATTCGGCAT